ACGACGTTGGGTATCTCTGCCGCTCAGGTGTGATGCCCGAGGCGCGCGGGAACAACCTGCAAGTCCGCATGATCAAGGTGAGAGAGGCGCAGGCCAAGCGTAACGGCTGGCGCTCGTTGATCACTGACACCACAGACAATCTCGCGTCGGCTAATTCGCTGATCAAGGCGGGCTTCAAGCTCTATCAGCCATACCTGCCGTGGGCGATGAGCAACTCACTCTATTGGAGGAAGTGGTTATGATTGAACCTAGCACAACTCTCGATGAGGCTAAGGCCATCGTGGAGACCAAGAGGGCTCCACGCGTGACCGAGCAGAGCATCAAGAGCAAGATCGAGGAGGTCACCTACACGTTCCACGCACACATGACGATCTGCGTGATCACCATGAAGAACGGTTTCTTCGTGGTTGGTAAGGCAGCGCCGGCGGACCCACAGAACTACGACATCCAGGTAGGAATGCGCTACGCCTACGAGGATGCCTTCAAGCAGCTATGGCAGCTAGAGGGCTATCTGCTGCGCGAGCATTTGTACGAGCGCGAAGTTGACGCGGGGCTCGCATGACAGAAGAGCAAATCAGGATCGAGTGCCTCAGGGTTGCTTCAAGCATCGCTGGGGAGCCCGACAAGCTCAACACGGCCAAGCGGCTCTATGAGTGGGTCACAGAGGTCCGCAAGGCTGAGGGGATCGTCACGCGCGGAGGAAAGAAGTGACGACAGACCTAGAACGCATAGAGCTTGCCTTCCGGCGCGCTATTAGCCGGCTCGCAGGCAATGGTCCCATGCAGTTTGGCTTGCAGGTCGTGGCTGACGAGTTGCTGCGGGTCATCATGGAGAAGCCCGTCAGCACGGACGAGAACGAGTGATCTACCTCATTGGTAGCCTACGCAACCCCGACATCCCAAAGATCGCCAACCAATTACGCGAAGCTGGTCACGAAGTCTTCGATGACTGGCACGCTGCAGGACCAAACGCAGACGACGAGTGGAAGCGCTACGAGCAAGAGCGCGGGCGCAGCTACGTCGAGGCGTTGAAGGGCCACGCCGCTGTGAATGTCTTCTGGTTCGACCGGAAGAACCTACACAGGGCGGATCGAGTGGTCCTCGTGCTCCCTGCCGGCAAGAGCGGTCACCTAGAGCTTGGGTGGGCGCTAGGCCAGGGCAAGCCGGGGTACGTCCTCTTGGACAACCCTGATCGTTGGGACGTCATGTATCAATTCGCAAACGGTGTCTTCGTCAGTGTCGATGACCTGATTGAGGACCTAAGGAGAACAAGGTGAGCAAGAAGTTCAAGGTGGGTGATCGCGTGCGTGTGATCACGAAGAAGTATGGTGAAGATCAATACGGCGACGTTGGTGTCGTGGAGGAGCTGAGGGGAGAACCCTGCCTCCCCGTGAGCGTTCGGTTTGACGAGCTGCGCAAGCAGAACTGTGCGACCAACTCCTACGAGCACGAGGACCTCGAAGCCTTCCCGGTGAAGAAGAAGACCCCTAAGGGTCCTCAGGCCTACAAGGGCAACGAGAAGCACGAGTGGGAAGTTGTGGCGTGTGACGACATTCTGGAGTTCGGCACGTATCGCCTGCGCGTTCCTGGTGGCTGGCTCTACGGCACCAGCACCGTTGATGGGATGGACACTGTGACGTTCGTTCCGCTGCCGGAAGCTGTTGGGTACGCGGTGTGAGCTGGTTTAGGCGACGGCCCAAGCATGACCTGAGCTTCGGGGTCAAGACAGGGGGCGTCGAACGCCTGATTGATCCAGACTTCGATGAGGATGAGGCGCTTCAACGTGAGCTGTGGCGGGGCTACATCCGCCTTGGTGAGCAGCTCCGTGCGCGTGGACTGATCCACGTCTCTGAGAAGCTCAAGGCCGGCGACTACACAACACAGTGGATCACAGCGGAGTTCTAAGCGAAATAAAACCCCCTACGGGGCCCTTGCGGGTCTCATAGGGGGTTTTTGTCGTTTAATGGGGCGGTAGGCCAAACTTGATACCAACAGCTCCGAGGAGCGCGGCGCAGCCGTGCGTGACCCATCGCCACTTCTCAAGAGAGCGTAGGCGCTCTTCGTGATCACCACTGTTGTGCAGCAGCGTCTTCACGTCGGACCTAATCTCTCCAAGCAACTGATGCAGCTCGGGGCTGTCCATGGGTCATCTCCAGCGGCGAGCGAGGCCTTCGTACCACGCCGTGGCGCGAGCACCGCAGGCATCCATGATCACAATGGTCTTGCGATCCTGTTTCCACATGCGCTCGACTTGCTCGACGGTGAGGTCACGATCCGGCACAGAGACGCCAACGCCGCGCATGCACTTCTTCAAAGAGGCAGGGAGCGGCGGGAGACCGCGTTCAACAGGAACGCGAGCGGGTGGGTTACCTGACGTCACGCACGCGCCCAGCAGAAGCGCGAGGCAGAGAGGGGCGAGTATTCTTAGGCGTAGCATTGATCTTCTTCTCCAGCTCGGCAATGCGTTGGGCATCAGCAGCGGCGCGCTTTGCGTCTTCGCCTTTCACTTCGGCAATGACGTTGTCGCGCTCTTTGATGATCTTGACGATCTCTTCCTGCACCTGACGCTCCTTGGCCTTGAAGCCAGCGGAGTAGGTCCATTGGTGCGAGACGTAGAGCGCCAGGATGGCGCCAGCGGCTACAATGAACTTCCAGTTACGGGTGATGAAGGCCGCATACGCAAGGCCTCCAGTCGCCACGACAGCGATCATAATCCACTGCCAATAGGTGTTGAGGAACGATAGCGTGCTCCACATCAGACGTACTCCTCAGTGAGCTTCTTGTTCCGGTCGTGGACCAGGAACACACCGCCAGCCACAATGATGATGGTGACGATAAGCAGGATGGTGGGATCGGTGACGAGGTACTTCGTTTGCTCCCACGCTTCCCCAAGGATGCTGAAGAGAGACGTAGCGACGACGCCAATGGTCGTCCAAATGCTCTTGGACTGCGTAGGGGACTTAGGGGGCTCTGGGGGGTCCACCTTCTGCGGCATGGGATCAACGTCGTCCTGGGGCTCTACAGGAGGCGCAGAGCGGTCTGGACGTCCATCGAAGTTTGCATCGGGGATGCCGCGGAACATGAGAGCTTCGGAGGCGCGGCGCCGCACGAGGCCGGCGAGCACACGCCCACCGCCTTTGTTCCAGAGAGCGAATGCGTTGGCTGCACCTTCCAGGTCGCCAGCGTTGAGCTTGCGAAGGATGCTGGACTTGGCCAGGGCTCCGTCGCCGCAGTTGTACGCAAAGCTCACGAGCGCATCGAACTGTCCTTGGGTGAGCTTGCGCTTCACAAGGCGCTTCACGCGCGGAATGAAGTGCTCCATGTCCTCGCGGAAAGCAGCATCACATTCAGCGCGCGTCCAGATGGCTCCAGGCGCGAACTTGCGGCCGTGGTCGTTGGTGTGGCCCCAGCCAATCGTAAGGACGCCTGCGGGGCAGTAGTAGGACTTGTAGCGCCCGTCACCTACAGGTTTCAGGCAGCTCTCGAAATGCTTGATAAGCTTCTCGCCAGCGGGGGACAGCTTAAGGTCTTCGTTCATCACACAAGGTTCCCATCTGGATAGCGCCAGTCGGTGCCATCGAAGAACACCATGTTCTTGTTGCTGACGGGGTCAGAGATGAAGGCGATCTGCCCCCGGTATGCACCGCGCGCGAGGAGCGCTGCCTTCGTTGGGAAGGTGATGTCCGGGAGCAGTCCCTGGGATTGCTCAATGCGCCTAAGCTCTGCGTCGAGGTAGAGACGATCAGACCCCGGCAGCGAGGGCGCATTACCTCGCTTGTATGGCCGAGGCGCGAGGCTCACGAGTAGGCCTCGACCGCGCTCACCGCTTGAGTGGCAGCGGCCACGATGCCGTACACGGCACCCTGGGTCTCAATGGTGATCTGTGTGCCCTTCGTGCCGGCCAGGAGCGCGCCGTTAGCCGTGGTGACGTTTGCGTCGGGACCAATGAACACGTCGGCGGTCCCGTGGTTGATGATGGTCACATGTCTGCGACCCTTACGTTCTGCAACGATCTGAGTGGCGGTCGCCGCTACTGTAGCGACGGTCGCCTTCATCAATGCGGTGCCAGCGAAGTTCATAGCTAAACCTTTCAGCTATAGACGATGAAGTGGTCCATCTCCGCTTTGCGGAGACGTCGGATGATTTCTTCGGGATCAGCTTCACCTGAGTAGACGTTGAAGCCGTCACGCGCGAGCCACTCATCAGCGAGGGCCACAGGCACGGAGCACAGCAGTGCCCATTCCATTCCCGGAGCGCGTTTGCGTGCTTCGCGCTCGTCTTGCAGAGACTTGATGTATTCGTCGGGGATGTGTTGCTCGCGCTTAACGGCAAGCTCGTCCCCAGGGCCCCTTACAAGGCCCTTGGTCAGCTTCTGGAGCTTCATGTTGTCCTAGGGGAGGTGGAGAGGCCCCCAACGTGGGAGCCCCTCCTAGAGAACTTACGATGCGGCCATCTCGATGCCGCCCGAAGCCTTGGTGTGACCATGCTTCAGGCTGAACTCGCCGACCATCATGTAGGTGTCCTTGTCGCCGACTTTCGCCAGCTTCTCACGGAACCAGTTACGGCCCTTCAGGACGCACTTCGTCCACTTCTCAGGGTCGTACACGAGCGTCCACTTCGAGTGCAGCTCGCGGTTCACGGTGACCTTCTGCCGACCAAACGGCGACACGTAGATTTCGACCACGTTGACGATGGTCTTGTCTTCGCTGCCGTTGTTGATCTCGCGCTGACGACCCGTCGCCTTGGCGAAGTCCGCCACGGTGAGGGAGTTCGTCGGGGTGACCTGGATGATCTTCGGCTTGCCGCCGGCCGAGAACAGAGCCTGCAGACAGGTGAGCAGGTTCGCCTCAGTCGGGACAGTCGAGGTGCCGCCAGTGGCAACACGCACGGAGCTGTCGATCTGCGCCTGATAGCCAGCCATCACGCGGGCGGTGGCGTTGTCAGACGGGGTGACCTTCGCCTGCGCGGAGCCCACAAAGGCGTACTCAAGGTCGAGCTTGAGCGCCGAGGCAGTCAGAGCCGCCTGATAGGCGCTCTCTTTGCCACGGCCATACTTCGCCACTTGCTCGTTCGTGCCCGAGACCTCGTAGGTCTCCTGCATGATCTGCGTGACGTTGTTGCGCATCGTGGTGGGCGTGCGAGTGCCGGCCGAGGCGGTGAAGCCTTCGAGCTGCGCATTCGACGCTGCGGCGCGGATGACGTCTTCCTGCCACTGGAACAGGGTGTTGTCCACGGTCATCGGGGCGCCGATGGACGTGGTGAACGGGACCTCAGTCGGGTCAATGTTCTCGATGATGTCGGAGACGTCTTCTTTCTTACCGACCACATCGTAGGAGGTATAAGTAGCCATAGAAATCCTACTTGGAAAAAATGGGTTGTGGTTTAGTCGTCGCTGCTCGTCGGGGAGAAGCGCTCGGCAAACGCATCAACTGCGTCAGCCATGCGGTGGGTCTTAGACAGCCGGGTGGCGGCTGCGTTGCTCTTCGCTTCCTTAGAGATGCGTTTGGCAACATCGGGAGAAGCGGCGCTCTTGACGATCTTCTTCGGAGCCTTCTTGTCCGTCTTGGTCGTCTGCACCTTCTTCTGACCTTTGTCGTACAGATATGCCTTGTGCAGCAGCTTGATGGTCGCAGGGTCAACCGTGCGGTCAAACCTCTGGACGTCGATGCCGCTGTCTACGGCGTACTTGCGCATGTCCATGTAGAGCTGCTCGCTCCACCCGGAGATGCCCTTCTCAGGGTCACTCAGGACCTTGATGCACTCTTGGGCTTGCTTGGCCAGCTCCTGACGATCTCTGGTCGCCAGTTGCTGAGAGAACTCACCTAGCTCCTGCTCAAGAAACTTCACGTCCTCGTAGGCAGCAGTGGCCTGAGCACGAACGGCGGCTAGCTCTTCACCGCTGATGTTCGGGTCCTTAGATGCCACGAGGAAGTCGATCTTGCTGTAGGGCTCGTACTTCGCGCGTGCTCTCTCCAGCATCTTGTCGAGCGCCGCAACGTGAACACGCGCGGTATCGTCAAGCTGCTTTCGAGCTGTAGCGACTTCTTGTGATTTGTGAGTGAGGGCGGCTTCCTGACCAGCTAAACGCTTGAGAGCGCCGATGGTGAACTCACGTTCCTCACCATTGACTGGGACCTTGACGACCCGCTCATCATCTAGAGCGTCGGCTTCGTCTTTGGTCTCACTCTCGTCCTCAGAGCCCTCTTCGCTATCGTCGGTAGACTTATCGTCGCCTTCATCAGCGTCAGTGGTCTCTTCGGTGTCTTCAGCCTTGTTGTCGGTATCGTCTCCGTCCTTGACTTCGGATGGATCAGGCTTCTTGTCCTCATCGTCCGGTTGATCTAGGCGGGCAAACAGGTTGACAGCATCAGCTTCGCTGATACCGCCTTCGTTCTTAGTCACGTCCATAAGGATGGTGCTCTCTGGCAATTAGGATTGGGGTTCGCCGTCCTCAACAGGATAGGCGTCGTCTTCAGCTTGGCGTCGGATGATTTCGTCGCGTGCGACCACATACGAGCGCATCAGGTCGAGAAGCTCACGAGCGCCGTTGATGCGCGAGTAGACAGCTTCACGGCTTTTGACTTCATGGGGGAGCGTGCGGAGCATGTACTCGATGCTCTGCTGTTGAAACTCCTCGAAGAGGGTGTTGAAGTGTTCTTGTTTGAAGAGCTGCTCGACGTAGTTGCCGAGCTGGATGATGTCGTATTCGGTTCTCATTCGTCCTCGTGGGGAACCCCGCCGGGGTTTTATGTCCGGCGGGGAGTTAGTCAGTAGACAGGCTCGCTGCTGCGGGCGGGGCCCGTAGCTGTCGAGGGCGCCGAGTTGGCGCGGAAGTAGGCCGCGAGCTGTATCAGAGGGTTCGTGGGCTCTGCAGGAGCAGGACCAGGAGCCATAGGAGGTGCGGCAGGGCGCGGCTGAGGCATAGGCACGGCAGCAGGCATTGGCGGCGGCGCAGGCGGGGGCATCTGAGGCGGCATTGCGCTTTGTGCTTGGCCGTTGAACATGGCCCCGAAGCCTCCGTCGATCCGCTGTTGCGGTGAGGGGTCCGGGGACATGAAGGGGACGCCGAAGGATTGATTGATGCGCTCCTGAGGAGACATCTCCATGGGGCGCCCCTGCCAGGGCATGCCCTTGGGGGCTCTTTGCTTGTAAGCTTCAAAGGCCCCCATGATCTTCTCGAACGGGTTCATAGACGTGCTCAGGAGTTAGGGCTGATGATGGCGCTGGCGTCAGCGGCCGTGGGAGCTGCCTCCAACATGGCGGTCTCGCGCTGTGAGACGTCCACACGGTTGGCAACGTCGAGGTCCTGACGATCTGCTGCGCGCATATCGAGCGCGTGCTTGAGCATCGCCTGCATCTCGTCCATCCTCAACTGAAGCTGTTCGAGCTGTGTTGACGCTTCCACCTTGGCCATCGAGGCCTTGGCGGACAGGAGCGTGGCTTCTGCCTGCTTGTCCTTAATCTCCAGCTCTTTCATCTTGAGCGGGTCAGGGCCAGGAGGCTTCACCGCTTCCGGCGGCATCACATAGTCAGCGAAGTTGGCGAATGAGTTCTTGCGCAACCCATCAGTGAGCAGCTTGTGCTGCCTTGGGGTGTCACAGAACTTTGTAGCTGCGGGGTCCTGCGTGAGGAGCTTCCACACGTCATAGAACTTCGCGGCTTCCTTCTCCTGCTCACCGTAGCCGATGTGCAGCGAAGTGCGTACCTTGCGCTCAGGATGCCAGAGCTTGGGATCGACGTTCATAAAGTCATCGACCACCTCAGCCACCTTCTCGCGGCTCTCGAACTCGATGACGAGCTTGCGCACCTTGAGGTACAGCTCAGTCAGCGTCTTCGCGAAGTTGCGAGCGATGATCTTCTGGCGGACTTGAGACAGCGTAACGAGGTCATTGACCAAGCCACGCGAGTTCTGCGAGCTGATCGCGTCCTTGTTGAGCCCCTGGGACAGCGAGGAGATGCCTGTGTTCTCCTCCTTGTTCTCCTTGA